ACCTCGAATGTAGGAGACAATGCTGCCGAAAGAATGCGGATAACTTCAGCTGGCAACGTAGGGATAGGCACGAACTCGCCAGCTTCATTTTTGCACGTCTCGAAAGACAATAGTAACTCTGGCAACCAGTTTTGCGTTGCCGACCTTGAGGGGACTAATGCAGCAGTTAGGACATATACTCATGGTGGAGACGCTCAAGGTTTAATACTAAACCATTATTATGCAGTAGGTGGTAGCTCAAATGAGTACATGCGCTATGCAGACCTTGTCGCTAATGTTGGAGATGGTGCTGGTACAACGATGCGGTTTATCACTAAAAACGCAGCTAACACTTACTCAACAGTTTCTATTGATAATTCGGGCAACTTAGATTTAGGGGACAACCAAAAGATACGTTTGGGTGCGAGTGATGATTTTCAAATTTACCACACAGGAACTAACACCACTATGTTGGATCAAGGCACAGGTGCTTTGGTCATTGCTTCAAATAATCTTAAAGTTTTATCAGCGAACCAAGCTGAAACTTTACTTGAAGCCACCGAAGACGGTGCTTGTGAATTATATTTTAATGGCTCCAAAAAGTTCGAGACAACCACTGATGGAATTTTGCTTTCTGGAAATGGTTACGTTGATATGCCTGACAACGGGCGTATTCGGATGGGGGCAAGTTATGATTTTGCAATATACCATAGTTCATCTGACAACAAGTCAGTCATAGAAGAGACAGGTTCTGGCAACCTATCCATAAGAGGAACTAACATCGAGTTAAATAATGCTGCCAATAATAAAACTTATTTATTAGCTACTGACGGAGGTTCAGTACAACTCAGGCATAATGATTCCACTAAGTTCGAGACATCCGCAACAGGAGCCACTATGGGCGGCAACCTTGTTATGGGAGCTAACCACCTCATGTTTGCCAATGGGGGCAGAGTTAGATTGGGCGACAGTAATGACTTAGATTTATATCACGATGGTTCGAATAGCTACATCGATAATGGTACTGTTGGAGATTTATTCATAAGGAACAACGGTGAAAATAGCGTTATCATAGGACACAATGCTAATAAGGGATTGATGTATATCCCTGACGGAAGGGTGGAGCTGCGGTTCAATGACTCCAAAAAGTTCGAGACAACTGCTGATGGCGTAACCATAACTGGTGATGCTTTAGTTGAAGACAATTTGTATTTAACAGACGCAGGAACAGTTAGGGGTAAGATACAATTAAATTCAAGTGACAGAGATAACTTAGATATTAAAGCAATTTCATTAGGTTCATTAATGAGATTCTACACTGTTGACACATTAGCATTAACTTTAGACGCATCTCAAACCGCAACTTTTGCTGGAGATGTTGTAGTTACAGGTGGTCTAACTATCAACGGCACAACGACAACCATCGATACAGCAAATCTGACCGTTGAAGACAAGAACATCATCATAGGCAATGTATCTAGCCCATCAGACACAACTGCTGATGGTGGCGGTATTACTCTTAAAGGTGCTAGTGATTATACTATTGCTTGGACTAATTCAACAGATTCTTGGACATTCAATCAAGGCATTGAAATTGATGTTGGTAGCACAAACGCCAAGGGAATAAAAATAGGTAACGATAGTTATGATGCCTCAATCATTCCAACTAGCCTTGGTGGTGTTGCTGTTTCATCTAGTGATCCATTCCTCTTTTATTTGAATGGTGCAATCAGGGCAACCTTTACAACTGATGGTAAACTACATATTCCAGATGGAGGCGATTTAGCTTTAGGAACAGGACAAGATCTCAAGATAGGACACGATGGAACGAATGGAACAGTTTCTATAACTGATGGTGACCTAAGATTTATTCAGTATCAAGATAACAAGATGATCCGTTTCTATAATGATAACGGAACTGGAGGTACAACCGAATATTTAAGAATTGACGGAAGTGCTGAGCGTGTAGCATTTGAGAGAACAGCACATTTTAATGATAGTATTCAAGCTGCATTTGGTGCAGGACATGATTTAAAGATTTATCACGATGGAGATAACTCACATATAAAAAACACGAATAATCATTTATACATTACAAATGATGCTGACGATAAAGACATTATCTTCCGTTGTGATGATGGCTCTGGTGGTGTAGTAGAATACTTCCGTTTAGATGGCGGTGCGACCGCATCTGGATTTACACAGACAATATTTCCTGACAATTCTCTTTTGCTTTTGGGTGATGATGGTGACCTACTTATGTACCATAATGGTTCTCAGTCTGAAATTAGAAATTCCACTGGAGATTTACTAATCGTTAACAGAGCAGCCGATAAAGATATAATCTTCCAATCTGATGACGGTTCGGGTGGAGAAGAAACCTATTTCTATTTAGATGGTTCCTCTTCAAGTGGCGCACCTTTTACTGTTTTCCCCGATGAGTCTTATTTAGCTTTTGGAAGCTCTTTAGATTTTACAATTAGGCATAATGGGACAGACACGTATATCAGTAATGATACAGGTGATCTTTACATCCGCTCAGATGCAAACGATAAAGATATAATCTTCCAATCTGATGACGGTTCTGGTGGAATAGAAACCTACTTCTACTTAGATGGAGATGGACGACAGACTGTTTTCAATAGGCCAACTCAACACACTGATGGTGATTATGCTTACTTTGGGACAGGTTTTGATTTAAAGATTTGGCATGATGGGACAAATTCAAATATTCAGAATCTCACAGGCGCATTAATTATATCTAATAATGCGGATGATGACGACATTATCTTCCAGTGTGACAACGGAGAAGGCGGAGTAGCCACCTACTTTAGATTAGATGGAAGTTTCGGAGGGGCAGGTTACCCAACAACACTATTCCCTAATGACTCATCATTAAGGTTTGGTAACAGCGGTAACTTACAGATAATCAACAATGGCACTGATTCATACATTCAGGAAAACAATGGTGACCTTTACATAAGGCAAAGCACAGACGACAAAGATATTATATTTCAGTCCGATGATACTTCGGGCGGTGTAGCTACCTATATGATAATAGACGGAAGCCAAAGTGCTATTCGGATGAAGAGGAAGGTGAAGTGGGATGATAACATTAATGCAACCTTTGGTGATGGGGAGGATTTAAAAATTTATCACGAGGGTGTAGGAAATTCTTCTAGAATTGAAAATGAAACTGGCCCTTTATATATTACCAATAAAGCAAATGATGCTGACATATATTTCCAGTCCGACGACGGTTCTGGAGGTGTATCAACCTATTTCTACTTAGATGGTAGTTCTGCTGGAGGCGGTAATACATTCACTAAATGGGGTGATAACGATTTTATTTCTCTAGGGGATGGTTCAGACCTGTATATATACCATAATGGTACAGATTCATATCTAGCTAACGGAACTGGTGATTTTTACATAACCAACGGCTCTGATGATAACGACATTATCTTCCAATGCGATGACGGCAGTGGGGGTAAAGAAACCTATTTCTTCTTAGACGGATCTCTTTCTGGTGGAAACCCATACACAACATTTCCTGACAATAGTAATCTAACTTTTGGAACAGGTAGTGATCTTACTATTGTGCATGATGGAAACAATAGTTATATTTGGTCTAATGGTACAGGTGACCTTTATATCCAGCAATACAATGACGACAAAGATATAGTTTTCCAATGTGATGATGGTTCAGGTGGTTTAGCTGAATACTTCCGTTTAGACGGATCAGGCGCACCACACCCAAGGACAGTATTCCCAGACAATTCAACACTTCAGTTTGGTGGTGTAGGTGAGGGCTTACAAATCTTTAATGATAGTGCTGATACATACATTCAAGAAAATACTCGTCACCTCTACATTAAAGCTAATGCTGCTGATGCGGGCATTAAGTTTTTTGCTGATAATGGTTCTGGAACTGCAACTGAATACTTCCGTTTAGATGGTAGTAATGTTAGAAGCAAATTCACCAAACCAGTATTAATGTCATCTGGTCAGCAATTCTATCAGAATAGCACTGACACTTATCTTACCCATGATGGAACTAATTATTACTTTGTAAATGGTACGGGGGACATCACAATTCAAAGCGATACCGCAGATGGTGACATTAAGTTTAAGGCGGATAGTGGAAATGGAAGTAGTACAACAGAATACTTCCGTGTTGATGGTGGAGAAGAAAGAACTGTATTTACTAAACACACTATACACCCCGATGGTGCACAGGCTTATTTTGGTAGTGGCGCTGATTTACGGATGTACCATAACGGTACTGATTCCCATATTGATAATTACACTGGTAATTTAAACATTGTTAATAATACAAATGACGGTGACATAAACTTTTATTGTGATGACGGGTCTGGCAGTGTGGAGGTTTATTTCTACTTAGACGGATCTCTTTCTGGTGGCAACCCTTATACAGTATTTCCTGACAACAGTCGTTTAGGTATTGGCACAAGTGCGGATTTATATTTTAACCACGATGGCACTGACTCTCACATTAACAATACTGAGGGGAATTTGTACATTACTAATTTTGCCAACGACAAAGACATTATCTTTAAGTCTGACGATGGTTCAGGTGGAACAACTGAGTACTTTTACTTAGACGGAAGTGCAGGAAATATCCTCTTTGGAAAAGAGTTAAGGCTGCTTGATGGCGTTCAGATCCAGTTGGGTACTGGCAATGATATGCAGATATCGCATAATGGTGCAATCGGTACTATTCAAAATACTACAGGTGATCTACAGCTTAAAACACTAGCTGATAACTCTGACATGATCTTTTATTCAGATGATGGAAGTGGTTCGGTAGCAATGTACCTCTCACTTGATGGAGGTCGTGAAATTGTAAGACACCACAGAGGTGTTGAGTATAATACAGTTCTTTCAAACAACTCTGATTACACAGTAGGTTCAGCAGATCATGTTATACTTATGCACGGTATGAATGCGGGTAGAACTGTTAATATACCAGCAGCTCAATGTAATTCTGGACGAGTTTTAATTGTTAAAGATAGGGACGGAACTGCTGCTACTCATAATATTACAATAGCGACAGGGGGCTCTGAAACCATCGACGGAGGGGCTACACATACTATGTCCACTAATCGTGGTTCAGTAACCCTTATCTCTGATGGATCTAATTGGTTTATTATTTAAATAAAACACTTGAACAGTCCTTAAATATGCCTATTCTAAACGTATTATGGAAGAAAAAGTTACATTAGAAATTCCCAAAGGATTCATTCAAATCATTTTACAATCACTCGATATTGCTACTAAGCAAGTCGGCTTAAATGGTGCTGAAGCTTTGGTTGTTGTGGCTAAAGAAATCTCTAAGCAAACTGGAGAAGAAGCACCAACACCTGAAGTTGTTAAAGAAGATAGTGAATAAATGCCCGATCTAGAATTAACTAGAGAAGGCTTTAAGTCTCATTGGATGTTTAATCCAGTGGAACAAGAATCTACAGACGGCAACGGTCACACGACTAAACACACTGACAAAAGAGTTTGTCAGGACTACAAAGACTATTCTATCCTTAGAGACAAGGGATGGGAAAGTATAAGCGATATATACGATAGTCACACAAACGTGCCAGAACCTGTAGGAGAGTCTACTATTACAACTCCGTCAGATCTCGATGATCTTACGCTAGTTACAGATGATACTGGCGATGAAGGGCCTGAGGAATCTGACGTAGATCCTAGCGAATAATTGTGCTATATTGCTCACATTTATGAGCAATGAAGAGCTAATTGTGAAAGGGGCTACAGGTATAACAGGGTCTTTGATCGCTGTTACAATACCTTATGCTGAAGTAATCCAGTGGAGTATCCAAGTAGTTGGTGGTCTGTTGGGTATTACAGTAGCTATTATCACGCTCTATAACCTATTAAAAAGGAAGAAGAAATGAACAAAGAATCAATATTAGGAATCGTTAGACACATGTTAACCTTCGGTGGAGGGTTTATGACGCAGAATGGAATGGCTACAGATAGCGAAGTAACTACAGGAGTATCTGCTGCTGTAACACTTATAGGCGTTATTTGGTCTATAATGTCTAAAAAGAAGTGAGGCATTTCTTGAGGATAATAGTATTAGCGTTAGAGGCTTATGTGAATTACACTAGGTCTAAACAACGGAAATACGTATATGGCCTTGAAGATGAAATTGACCGCCTTGCTGCTGATGGTAGCCCTGCTGCCAAGCTGCGTCTTGAACGACTTAGTGGGCGACTCAGCATTGAACGAAAGCGCAATATATGATCCACCTACAATCACCCTAATTCAAGGGTACGATTACCCCTTTAAAGAAGGCAATCTCATGGGTAGAGGGCAGAAGTTCCATAGTGATTTTTCGTACAGACGTGCTATAATTATTGGTAACAATAATAAATAGTGGCACGAGAAAAAAATAAACTTTTAAAGTTCCCCAAGGACAGAACAACTACAGACTCCCCAGTTCTAGAGCTTTTAATTAAGTACGGGAAAGGCACTAATGTGCCAAGGCTTATGGGGTCTGGGGGTTCACGATGGCATCCTCACTCTAAAGTTAAGCTTAAAAACGAGAGTAAACGAGGGGGGTATAGTCCAACGTCTCGTGATAAGTCAGCTTCAAAACCCGCAAGGTTTGAAGAAACTCCTTTGACTTATGAGTTGGCTAAAAAATATCTAAAGGCACGGGATATACGTCCTGATATTAACGAATATGCAGACTGGGCTAAAGGGAACAGATTTCCTGTGGGGGAGTCGTTGGTAAAACAAGCCCGTGGAGTTATGTTGAATGAGCAGTTTAAAAAGAAGCAGATACTGAAAAACCTGCCCTTTTTTAAGGAAAGAGAAGACGCAATTAGGTTGAAAAAAAAAGAAGAGTTTGAACGTAAAGCAATAGAAGAAGACCACCTGAAGAAAAAAAAGAAGTTTTTTGAGGATATAACTAACAACCCCGATGAATTCGGATAATAAAAATGATAGCAATCTGCGTAGGACACTCTCGACCAAATGATTCAGGAGCAGCTTCTGTAACTGGAGTTACTGAGTGGGACTATAACTCCCAACTGGCTGATATGATTGGGGACAGGTTGAAGACTCCACATAAGATTTACTCTACCTATAAAGGGAATAGCTATTGGAGCTCTATGAAATGGTTGGCTAGAACTCTCCGTAATGATGGGGTTAAAGCTGCTATTGAGTTACATTTTAATGCTGCAACACCTTCTGCAACAGGCCATGAGTGGCTATATTGGAACACTTCGGAACAAGGAAGGTTATTCGCCCGTGCTCTAAGAGATTCTTTTGAAGATTGTTTTCCGCAACTTCGCAGTAGAGGTATTAAACCAAAACAGAAAGGTAGTAGAGGGGCTGGGTTCCTTAGACTTACACATTGCCCAGCCACTATTGCAGAACCTTTTTTTGGGAGTAATGCGGAGGATTGGGAGCTTGCGTTAAAAAATATGGAAGGCGTTGCTACAGCAACAGCTGCAGGCATTGAACTTTATAAAGATCTTTCTGAAAGGTGGTAATGTGGATCTCCCTAAATCAATTACTATTGGAGGTCAGAAAGTTAAAGTAAAACTACAAAGTTTTAATGACTATGATGGGTATACTTTTGGGCAGTACTTTCATGATAATAAAATTATACAACTGAACCCTGATCAGTCCGATAAAAACTTAGTTATAACGCTAAGGCATGAAATGATGGAAGCGGCTTTACTAATATCAGGAGTAGGATTTTCTGATAATTATGAACAGGAAGCCGTAGTACGCTGTATGGAAGAAATATTTTTCCCTGCATGGGATCTTCTCCTTAACCGATTTAATTTTTGAGTAATAAAAAATTTGTATATAGAAAAGGGTTTCTTCATTTTGAGCCTAATGAAGGTGCAATAATTACAGCCTACAAAAGGTCTTTAAGTATGGGCATACTACCAGGCTCTTATACAAAAGGTGCAGGTAACATGGTAGGTTGTTTAGGAGAAGTTGCTGTAGAACTATATTTAAGAAACAGTATTTATGTTGGGGATACTGAATTTAATTATGACTTCTTGTATCGGAAAAAGAAAGTTGAAGTAAAGTCTAAATCCTGTGGAGGTTTACCTAAGCTTAGCTACTCTGCATTTATTAATGGGAAGAAAAGCAAAGTAGATAGCAATGACATTTATTTTTTTACTAGAGTTAAAAGAGACTTATCAATGGTATATTTACTAGGATGGCTCCCAAGTAAAGAGATTGACTCTGTAGGAGTCTACAGACAAAAAGGAGATGTAGATAAAGATAATTTTGTTTTTAGGTCTAAGGGTTACCAAATAATTATTGATAGCCTCCGAAAACCAAAGAGCATTAAAAAGGCGTAGAAATAAACAAAGGGCTACACAACCCATTTGTTAATGAATTCCCATTAAATATCCTTTCCCCAAAATAATCTTCTGCACTTTTAGCATTCATTGTTTTAGATAGTTCATGGATGCAAATTTCAGTGCTATACACAGCTCTTGGAGTTTCAGTATCTATCCCTATGAATCCTTTATCACAAACTTCTTCTGCAAGAGCTACGTCTTCTACTTCACCTGGGAGTACTTCTTCAATGTAATCTAATATTTCTTCTCTAGTCATGTTTATGTATGGTGACAACTGTTCTACCAACATTAGGAATAGTAACAGGTTTGTCAAACTCATACATAAAACGCAGCTCTCCCGTAGCTTTTTTAATTATTTCTTTTGGTGTTACTTCACTTTTATTTGTAGCGGTGTGTAATGTATCATCAACTACCCAAGTCATGCGCTGTTTCATTGTATTCTTTCTTTAATGTTTTGTTCTATTTCACGATCTATGTCGTATTTTTCGTTTAAATCAATCTCCCATATCTTGCCTCCACCAGACCCTAAAGATTTTACAGGTCTTGCTCGCTTACTGTTTTTACTAGCCTCTTCTAAAATCAACATACCGACTCGTACAAAGTTCATGTTATTTGAAACCCCAACACTACGGCCTCCATTAAACTCATGAACGGCTCCTTGAAACTCAGTTAGAGTCCCTCTCCATATAGGGTTGGAAAAGTATTCTCTAGCTCTTTTCACAAAGAATTCTACAAGCTCTGCTACAGCAGACCTACTTGAGTTGTCATATGCTGCTGACGCAATAGTAGGATCAATGTAGCTAGCAACACCAAACCTTGAAGAACCCATTATTTGCTCTGGTGGTTCCCATTCAAGTAGCCATTTAGCAAAATGAGGTAGCTCTTCAGCAATTGTGTTTTCAACGACACTATTTGAAGGGAACTTGCTGGTTGCAGAATTACTTATTCTTAAGGCCATTAACTTATCTCTGTTGCTTGAATCTAATGCAGGTATGACTGATAAGCTGTTAGCATCCATGTTTAAAGAAACAATAACTCTACCTGTCCAAGGAACAGATACAGCGTCTACATATTTAGCATGGTATTCAATTCTAGGATTAGCGACACTCCTTTTAATTAACTCAGTTGCTCTACGTTGATCTTGAAAAGAAGCTGCAGATGTTGTGTCATCAATCACCCAAGCTGCCACTCTCGCAAGATCTTTATTGAATTTAGTCTGTCCTGATAAATAATCAGAAGCATCGGCAAAGCCCCCTACAAGAGCACTAATAACTCGATTCGACAAAAGAGATTTACCTTTGTTTGTTGGGCCTACTAATAGTAAAGCCTGTCCTTGTAAATACTCTCTATTCAAGACAGCTATATAGAACCTTTTAAGCCACGCATAAAAATAAAGCAGCGGATCTGTTTTCTTATCAGACACAAACAACTGCTCTAACCAGCTTTTAATGAAGGACCAGTTCTGTATGTCCCCATCACTTGCAGGCTCTATTGGTGTGATGTTAGCCGTGTTAAGTATTTTATGAGAGTTATAGTGAACTACACGCTCGTCACTAAATACAACAGGAGCAATTTCATGAATTCTGTTTTGTTTCGCAATTGCAACTAAAGCCGTTTCTACTTCTGAAAGACGGTTTCTTCCAGTCCTCATTGAGAATCCTGCTTGTCGCAGTTCAAGGATTAGCTGATCTTTAGGTATTGTTTGAACAGTCCCATCTAACAATGTGAAGTGTGCTTTCCCGTTAAACCAGTACAGGTCTAACAAGTCCCCCATCTTCTTTGTTTCATATTCTTTAATAAAGTCAGACCCAAATAATTCTTTCCAAGGAGTAAAATCTTTTGAGGCCCTATCACTAAAAGAATACATGCCATCTTCACAGACCACGCACCCCTCTCTATCTATATCATCATCAATCCAAAACAGTGGTCCTCTGCTCCCTACAGTAAAATCACCATCCCACCTTTCTGGAAATTTTTTATGTACTTCTTTCTCTACTACTTCAATTGGTACAGATGTCTCAACACTTTGTGGGGGGTTTTTAGCAACAGCTTTAAGCAACACTGTTCTATAAATGTTCTTAGGAAGGGGCTCTCCAAATTTCTGCCATTCAGTCCCCATCTCAAAATACTGTGAAGATCTATAAGAGGAACTATCAAAACCTGCAAACAACCTTTCAGCACCTAAATGGTTACTGAGCTGTTTTATAAATGGATCATACATATCTTGTGAGATAGGTAATGTTTCTTCAAACTCCCATATTAACCTTATATACCCTGATTGAGTTTTAGTTATCCAAGTAGGTGTTAAGTTTTTGCACTGAGCTGTCAGCAAATTAGGTACCATATCCCAGTCAATAGGGGCATCAAAGTCAGCAGCAAATCCGCTACATCTATTTATTGGGTTGTCGTTAGATATTCTAACATTTGGACTATCTCCTGCACACATTGAGTAAAACACATGGTCTGTGTCTGCCTGAGCACACCAACTTCTAAAGTCAGCTTTGGATTTAAACTTGGGTTTTTGATTGGTCTTTACTAAGGATAAATTATCTACCCCAATTGCTTTCTTACTCTTTAAGTTTTTTATGTATCTATATATCATTTTTCGTATCTGGACACAATTTTACCATCAGCAGCTAATGGGATATCTGGAATCCAATTAGGCGCTGTTGACATAATTTGTATCACTTTCTGGAGGGTTTGTTCTGCATCTTCTTTATTAACTTCTATAATAAATTCATCATGTACGTGGAAGAGTACATCTAATCCTTCTTCAACTAATTTAATTAGTTGATCCGCAAACACATCTCGTGCTAGTGCCTGTGAAAAATTCTCTGCCAACAAACCTCCCCACATCCTCACAGGGATTTTCTTAGACCCTTTAGTTATCTTAGCTACATAACTTCGTCGCCCATTTTTAAGAGTTGTTGATATCTTACCGTAGTTCAGTGCCCTCCCTGAAGGTAGCTCTAGAATAAAATCTTTCTTAAGTGCATACGATCTATGTAAACTTCTTTGTAGGTCATTCCATAGAGTAGGGATTGTTCTCAAGTTAGTTCTGTATCTCCTAACTGCTTTATGAGCTTCTTCTAGGGAGGCATCAGAAATCATAGCAAACTTTTTTGCAGAGGCCCCATACCCACAACCTAAAACAATTTGTTTTGTCCAGTGTCTCAATTTGCCCCCATCAGCAGTTCTAAAATCCTCCCCTTTCTTAGCTTCCCAAAACCCTAGCCTGTAAGCAAAAGCCTCATATATGTCAGGAGAATTAGCAATGTCTTCTAACATCACATCATCTTTAGCCAACCAACATAAAGTTCTAACTTCAATTTGTGATAGGTCTGCAACGATTAATGCTTTACCTTTTTTAGCAGATATTAAATTTCTAAGGTTTGTTCCAAACATATCTCCTCTTGGGAGGTTCTGTAAATTAAGATTTCCACCAGACCCTGACCACCTGCCTGTATGAGCTCCCATATACATTAGCCCTCCATAATACCTACCATCAGGCATAGTAGCGTTATCAAAACTTTCTAGCTTCTTTTTTAAAGAGTTAATCCTTCTAAAATCACGAACAGCCTGAATCCACTTATACTTTTTACCATGTTCACTTATAAATTTATTGGCATCATCATCAGTCATTGATAAACTTACGGGAGGCTCTAGCCCTACTTTTCTACACTCCTCATTAAAAGCTTTTCTTGAAAGAGTCGGGGCTTCTCCAAACCAAGGAATAGAGTTCTCTGTATCAAATAAAGCTTTTGTAATTCCTTCTTTCTGATCCTTAAGAAGTTGTTGATCAATAGGTAATCCTTTCTGCAACGCTTGCCGATTATAAAAACTTATCTTTCTTTCTTGTTCAGGCCATTTGCCCGAAACTTTTTGCCACAGGGACAAGCATAATTCAGAGTCCTTAAGAGCATACTCACTAACTTCTTCTCTAAAATCTTCAGGCATGTTTTCCCATTTCTTGCCTTTCATGTTGTCTCTTGTTTCTTTATCAACTTCTGTATCTAGAATAGCAGAAGAAGCCCCTTTCAAGGATCTAGGAAGACCACAAAATGCTGCCATGTCTGCTGTACAATGCCACTCTCCAACCTCAACATAATCCCACCACCCTTTTTCCACACCAAAAATATATAATGTCTCATCAAATGATGCATTATGTGATAGAACACACTGGCCTTTTAAGATGCCCCAATCAAAATCTTTAGGGTGTCCAACAAAACTTGTGCCCTCATCACCCACAACGGACACCATATATGCATCAAAGTCTGGGTGAGAAAAATAACCTATAGGCCCTAGCGTTTGGATTGAACAATCCTTGTCGTAGTATGTCTCAAAATCTAATGCAAATGTATTCATAATTAAGAAGTGCCCCGACAGCACAGGATGAAAGCATGAAAATCCTAATGCTGTCGGAGCTAAGGCTTGCGCCTATTTATTCTGAACTTGGTTCTTTTACCCCCTCAAGATCTAGAACCTGTTGGGTGCCAGAGTTTTCTTTAAGAAAAGTTATCTGGTCTTTAAAAGCTTGCACAAGTATCGCCATACGGTTTTGCTGTGTGGCAAGCTCCTTTTGTTTACCCTCCATTTCAGAAAGTAGTTGCTCCACGCTGTGGAGTTCTGTCTCTAATACTTCAACGCTGTCAGTCATAATTATACTCCTTGTTTAAAGTTACTGACCCAATCAAGCACCTCTTGACTTGTCTCGTGCTTAGACGATTTCAACATTGGAACCCACCATATTTTTTTATCCCACTGTTCTTGTTTGGTGTATAGCTCCCAAGTTACAGCTACCAAAGAAGCAGTTGGATTTAACTTTTGAAAAGTCTTAAGTGCTTTGTATGTGAAGTCGTACCCTTTGCCAGATACATCTATCTTACCGATAGCCCACTGATCATCGCCTATAGGTACTTCAAAGCCCTCGTCGTCTTCACACTCATCACTCTGCTTCACTAGCATTGTAATATCTGCAAATTCAACAACCTTAAAGCCCCTATCACCTAGTGCCTTGTTCTCTTCAATTAGCTCCTGTGCTTCTTCTTCTGTTCTGGCAATCCTGCCACGAACACCAGAACCAAAAGGAGTTTTTTCTCTCCATGCTTTTACTGCACTTACTACAACGGCTTGTGCTTTATGCCCATCTTTTACAATGACATTTTCTTGTTTAATAACTAAATCACCAAAGTCACCAGCGTCATATCCTGAGCTTTTACCTTTGACGTTTATTCTTCCAATAAGAATATCAGTCGATGCTTCTTCCCATTTTGGGCTATCTGCTAAAGCGGTGTTCTCTACTTGAGCAAGCTCTGCTTTATCTTCGACTTCAACTTCTATTGTTTTTATCTCTTTTGTTTTCGGCATTTTCTATTTCTCTATTTCTCTGTTATTAATTGAGCGTGAATCGCTCTTCGTTTGTTTTAATTACAGATGCTTCACTTAAAGCATCTGCAAAATCTCTAACTGCTTGTTGTTTCTCTCCTTTTTCAGCATGCTTAGAAGCTAAGTCAGTTACCTTTTTTAAAGGGAAACTAGCCACTTCTAAAATCTCTTCATTGGAAATCCCAAACTCTTCAGCAACTTCAATGAGTTTTATGTTATCTACACATTTTCTTGGCGAGCCCATTGACTTTAATTTCAATGAAGGGAACTCAGTTCCTGACTTAGCCATATCTATAGCTTTTGCTTTTATTTTTGTGGCCCAGTTTGTAACAATTTTTGCTATAGCCCACAGCTGCTCGACAGTCTCTGGATCTTCTGGATCTTCAATATCGCCTTTAGGAACATACTTATCCGTAAACCTGGACGCAATTTCTATTACTATTGCGCCTAACGCAGGGCATCTTTCTTCAAAAGTGCAAAACCTGCAATTGCCAGAAGGTTCCAAGTCATCTAAGTCAGGAGCACTTTTGTCCCATTCTGGCCTTACTCGTTCCGCTTTTGTTATTACTTGTGAAAGTTCCTTAATTAAATTCGGAACATCATCTCTTTTAAAAGTCCCGTGCAAAACTTCACCTCTTACAGGTATATAAAATACAAAAGTTATTTCGTTAAGGGCCTCGTACTTTTGAAAAGCACCAACTGAATATGCTTTAGCTTGCCAGTTCTCAGTGGGTGCATCTATCGTTGATATCCCTGTTTTATAATCCCCCATGACAGCTTTATCCCCACCATACAAAGTTAATCTATCACAAGTCCCAAAGGTATTTGTACCTTCAAGAGCCACATCTACGACAATCTCATTGTGTTCTTCTCTATGCTGATCTCCTATAATTTTATTAAGGAAAATGTCTTCATCCTTTACTATTTGCTCATAGATATCATTCTCATCTTCATCATGTAACGCAGAGGGATCTCTAATTTCAAGAGCCTCGTGTATACGAGTTCCTTTCTCAGCTGCTGCACTAGTCCCCTCTCTTCCTTTATACCCTGCACAAGTTGCAACGTATTTAAGGCTTGATGGACTAAACTCTGCGTGTCCTCTGTTTGCGTGATCTGGTTGATTATTCATCTTCTAAAGACAAAGCACATGTTTTTATTATCTGGTCGAACTGCCATTTTTGTTTTAAGATTACCTCTGTTTCTATTTCTTCTATGTAATTATCAAGACGCTCCTCACATACCTTCATTACTTTTTCTTTCAAGCTATTTATATACTTTTTTTGTACTTGATCAGAATTTTCCCAACTGCTGTAGTCCAAATATCTTTCTCTACTAAAACATTTATCAAGGTCAAAAGTTATAGCTTTCCCCACTCTTTTTTTTGTTAAGTTACCTACCATGTAGTGCCTCTAAGTTTTTGAGTTTCTTTTCTATAGACTTCATTACAGCCTCTTCAATAGAGTTAGCTGCCACCAGAATTTTTTGTATTGCATCTGACTTAGCTCCATTTCTATGTATTCGACCTAAAGTTTGCAGATGGTTCTTAGCAGAGAATGAAGGACTAATCAAACTAATGCGTGGCCTGTTTCCATTAATATCGTGTAATGATACGCCTGTTCCTCCTGCTGCAATGTTAGAAACTATTATATGTGTCTTATCATCCTGAAAGTCATTAATAGCTTTTTCTCTATCCGCAGAAGATTGGTTCCCTTCAATTCGACCACATCCCAGTTGTTGACTAAGTGCAGCCACTGAGTCTGCAAAATTTACGAATATGACAACAGAGTTGCCCTGACTGACTAAGTCCTGAGCCATGTCTGCTAGGTCTGGTACTTTAAATGATTCTGCTAATTGCCTAGCTCTTAATATATCTACTATAGCATACCCACTATCTGTTAAAGATTTCCTGTCTTCAATGAATGCTTCTACAATAGCAGGCGTAACACCTAGATCATCATATGCTTTTATTATTTTATCTGTCTTACTAAACTGTGTTGGCTCAACAAAAACTCTGTTAGCTCTAAATGAGTCTGGAAAATCTTCTACAGTTAACTTGTGAGCGGATACCCCATATATAGATTTACGCACATCGGCTAACTTTTTACGGCTTATAAGTCTCCATTGCTTCCATTGATCTCTATCACAGCCATTCTTTACCATCCAACTGTACCAACTAGGTCTTCCATCTGGTTTTTTATTTAAACCATGTAGACCTAACATGTACCCTAAAGCTCTCATTTCTGTGGGGTCTTCGCATGCTGTAGCAGACATGCCATGTATTGCATAATCTTGATTAACCAATGATATAATGAGCTGAGCGGATTGCGTGTAAGCTCCTTTGCATTTATGGATTTCATCTACCAGCACCAAAGTGTTTTTAGGAAGTTTCCACTTCATAAGTTTTTTACCTCTTTTACTCATGAATGGGGTGTTGCCTGTTCTAACTTTTTCATAATTAAGGACAAACAAAGGATTTATTCCCACTTCTTCTAGCTCTCTTTGCCATGATGGTATCACAGCTTTAGGGCATAAAACAGCTATAGGCACGTTAAGTGCCATAGCAATGTGGGCTGCTACAATAGTTTTTCCTGTACCTACAGAGCTTGTGTCTACTGTGTTTTGTCCTTGTCGAAGCGTATCTACAAAAAATTTGTGTGCTTCCACTTGTTTAGGGAAGAGGGTTTTCATGCGGTTGCGACTCTACAACCTGCTACCTATGCCGTCAAGATATTTATTATTTGTTATACCAATCGTTAACAAACTTTTCTGACTTTCTTATATATCTAGCTATAAGGAAAGCATCCACCATTCCGTCATGTGCTTTAGAACATCGTTTACTTTTCAGCCAACACTCTTCAGGAGCTAGCATATTAGCTTCACCTAATGCAGCTCTCTTTGTATCATATGGAGGTGATAGGTGCCCTATCATAGACTTTTGCCAGTTGTGCACTTTAACACATCGGACATCCCATTGTTTAGTCTCTGCTAACCCTAACAACTTTCCAAAAGATAACGCCATTGATCGCACCGCTTGAGATGATTTAGCGTGATGTAATGGTTCTTCTATAGCTACAACGAAATCATTGGGTTTTGGGTCGCACCCTAATATCCACTGATAAACTTTATATGTGTCCACTTCTCTTTTCTTGCTACGTTGAAGAGTAGGCATAACTGTTTTATCTATTACAGCTCCTGTTGTTTTTGATATGGCGACTAACCCACCATTAAGTCCATTATCAATTCCTATTATCATAAACCTTCCATGTCTCTTGCTCGCACTAAAAGACCTTCACCTTCATAAGGAACAAACAAAGAAATGTTTTTATCTAGGAGTTGTAGGTATCTTACCTCTTTCCCATTAGTAGGTTTCACTAAATAAAAAATTCCTTTTTGTTCCTTAAAATAAAAACTGAAGTCTACTTTTGAAAAACTTTTCCGCATTAATACTAAGGGGTCTACAACTTTTACCCTTTCTTTAAACATTATATTCGTTTTCGTCATCTAAAAATACTGGGGTTCCTTCTCCAAAATCGGATTGAAGGTATGTATATTCATATAAGTCGTAGGCTTCTTTCTTAGAAATTTTTTTTAATTTCACTAAAACTGAAATAGTTTTCTTTTTTGAGTAGCAAGCTACGGGAGCTTTCCCATAAGACTCAACAACCCCTACAAAAGCTTTTTGTAGTCCAGAGTATGTGAGAAGCCCATTATCTGCATTTTCTTCAGTTTTTGATGTCATTACTCAATAGGATCTACATCAATAATATTTTTATCTATAGCGCCTCCTTTAGAAGCTTTTGTATTATTTAATATTGATATATCAATTTGAACTTTGCCTGGCCCTCCCCCACTTTTAGAATTTAACCCTAAATTCCTTCGTGCTATTTGATCCATTATGTCTAGATCTCTTGGGGTCTTTGGTGTTTTAAAATTCTTCTTACCATCTCTTATGAGTTTTATAGCAGTTGCTGCTACATATGCTTGATAAGCTTCTGCTGGTGATGCTTGTCCTTCAGCTACTTCTTTGATCAATTCATCTTCTAGAGTACGGGCACTGTGCTTTTCAAGCTTCCGTTCTTCTTTAGACATTATTTGTTTCTTTGCATCTAGCTCTTCTTTAATACTCTCTGGCATTACATTTGGTTCATGTGGAGTTTTCTTTCCTCCAATTCCTTTTTCTCTGAACCATCTCCGTAATGTAGAAGAGTGAATATCCAGTTCTTTACTGATACTAACTAGTGTATAGTCTTGATTATAGAGTTCTATAGCTCTATCTAGTAATTCTTGTTTTTTAGTAATCTTAGCCAAACTAAGTAACATATACTATTATTATTGATAAATTTCAAGTTTCTATGAGTAACAAGCTTCATGTGTATGAACCAAGAGTAGTTGCTAACACCAATGACATGGATGTTGGTGGTTTAATTATCCCAGCAACTAACACGTTAACAGCTCTGCTTTATGGCTTTAGGCACCATAAAGTTAATAAAGCTAGAGAGTATTACTTCTGGAGGCTTTGTGATGAGTTATGGAATCATGAGGATTTGCCAGAGAAGATGATGGTCAAACACCCTTGGGCAGAAGAAATGATTAAGTGTGTTATTGCCAATAGGTATGTATCAATAGGTGGTGCTGCTTCTTCAGGTAAGTCGCACACTATGGCTGCGTGGGGTATTTTAAATTGGCTCTCTGCCCCTAGAGATACATTGGTCCTTTTAACATCCACCACGTTACGTGAGGCACGTAAAAGAATTTGGGGATCTGTTATCTCTTTATTGTCTGTTATTGAAGGAGCACCACTAAAAGTTAGAGATTCGATTGGTAATGTCGCATATATCAATGAGCAGGGTAACTTAATTGAGCGAGCAGGTTTATCGTTGATTGCAGCAGAACGAAGTAAAACCCGTGAAGCTGTGGGTAAGTTTATTGGTATAAAACAAAAAAGAGTTATCTTAATTGGTGATGAGCTGGCTGAATTGAGTGAGGCAATATTACAAGCTGGCCTATCGAACCTATCGAAAAACCCTTATTTTCAGCTTATTGGAATGAGTAACCCTTCATCTAGGTTTGATGCTTTTGGTATATGGAGTGAGCCAAAACACGGATGGGACTCTGTAGATACTAGTATTGATGATCACTGGAAAACTAAATGGGGTGGCAGGTATGTTAGGTTTGATGGGGAGCGTAGTCCAAATATTGTTGCAGGAGAAGACATATACCCCTGGTTACCAACACTTGAGAAATTAAATGAAGACAAAGCATTGCTTGGGCAGGAGTCCAGAGGGTACATGCGAATG